TCATATCAGGGATTTTTAAAAACTTCATATCATCATATCAGGGATTTTTAAAAACTTCATATCGTTATATTATGATATTATTCATATTAGTATAATGTAATATAGATAATTATATATATATATATACTATTATAAATATACTGTATTATAAAAAATCTGTAAAAGAACAATAAACTATTAGAACCAAGAACAAAATACCCTTGAATTTGTTTGATGTTGCCGTTTAAACCCGCTAAAATCATTTTTAGTTGTCTATGTATCAATATAAATTATAATGCTTTAAAACGTCTAAAAATGCCTTTAAAATCAATTTACTGTTTTTTTAATATGTGTATCAGTTTTTCGCAATATTTATCTGTTAAATTATCATGTTTTGTTACTCTTAATAATTGCCGAACCGATTTTCTGACTTTTTTTAATTTTAACAAGGTCATTTTTTTCCTTCCTTTATTTTTTATCAAATAAAATTTGATTTTATAACAAATAATTATATTTTTTTTTGCCTTCAAATTTTTATACCAATTTTGCTATTTCCAATTTTTGAATAGTAAAATAAACATTTTCTTGTTTGTTCTGTTTTTTAATTTTGTTACAAATTTTGACAATGTTATTATTATCAAAATTTTTCTGTATAACTTCTATTACAATGCTTTTTTCTTGTATACCCTTCCAAAATCCAATTGAATGATTGACTGTAAAACCATCATAAAAATTATTGATAATTTTTAATGAATTTTTATTAAAATCTGTTTTTGATTCTGTATAAATTTTTAATACTTTCATTTTATACCGTCCTTTTTTATATGCTTTTGAAAATACCTTGATTAATAAAAATTTCTGGATAATTTGCCATGATGCAATCAATTTTTTTATCACGATCTAAAATTTCTGTATAATTCAAACATGGTTTTTTTAATAGTTTTTTATACTCTAACAACGCAAGGTATTTTTTGTTTTTTGTTGCTTTTAAATTATCAATTAGCATAAAGTTATTAGTAAACATTTTTCACCGTCCTTTTTTTATGTTACTGCATACGGCAAAATTACCGTATACCATAGCAAACATACCTTATATAATGTCTGTATCAACTGAAAAACAATTGTATTCTGCATCAATCAATCTTTTTGTCTCAAACTTGGATAATGTTAAATTATTCTCTTGTTTTTTCCTTAATGATACAGTACAACCTATTATTTTTTTTCGACTAGCTTTGTTGACTTTGTAATTAATACCGAAATTTGAAAATCTGTTTTTTGTGTTTTCCATTTTGTGCCTCCTTGTTAAGTTTTAAAAATTTGTTTTATTTTTCCCGTTAGTTAAATATACCACTAATAAAAAACATTGTCAACAAATAAGAAAAAATAATTGTTTTTAATTATTCACTATAAATAAGCTAACACATGCAAACCTTTAGAAGCCTTTAAAATCAGGGTAAAGGGAAGTATAAAAAAGAGTAAATAAAAAAGAAATAAAAAGCATTAACATTAGATAATAAAGTTTTATAGTGTGTATAGAATAAAAAAAAACACGGGATAAACTAACAAAAAGAAGCGTTTAAACCTTCTTATAATGTGCCTATATAATAGGTAAAGAAGAGACCATTTTGCGTGTAATGGTAATTAACAGGCTATTGCTTGTCAATGTGTGCCTATTTGGTAACGTTCCTTATATGGAGTGTATGAGCTTGTCACGGCACATCAAACAATAAAACAATAAGTAAAGATGTATTATACTAACAAATTAAAATAAATAATAGGCAGTTAAATTATGAGTATAAATAGTTAGATAATTTTAGTATAATTAAAAGTTAGTTAAAATGATTAATAAAAAAAAATAGCTAGATGTTCAAGCGTTAATAAAAAAAAATAATAGCTTAATGAATTAACATTATTTTATAGGGTATTTTATGCATTAACACAAAGGAAAACATAAGTAAGAGTTAACATAAGAGTTATTAGAGACTTTTATTAAGATTGATTTTATGTTGGTATATAGGAATATATAAAATTAATTTGTTTTATTATCAAATAAGGAATAAAAAGAAGTATGTTATACTCGGAAACGCCTATGGATAAACGGTTATAGCCTATAAAAAGTTTGTGAATTGAATCACAAACCATATTAAGGATCGTTAATACGTCCGTAAGATATCAGATTTTAGAATATCCTTAATTGATATAAACCTATATAAACAAAGAACTTATAAGCATAGGTGGGTCAGGATTAGCAGATTCAAAAGCCACATATTACTGCACCCAACTATATAATTCAAGAGGGAAAGCCAAGCTCAAAAGTACCCTGGGAGGGTCTAATTTAGCATAACCCCTCACAAATAAAGTCTTTAAAGAAATAAAAAAACCTCTCAACTCTTTCTAAAGCCAACTATTCCTATTTCAAATCATTCTATTCCATTTCACCCCATTTACCTCCATTTACCTCTATTATGCTCCTTAATATTCTATCGTAAGCTATCGTAAGCTATTAAAAACAATTAAACTTTAATACTTTTAATCGAACCTGCCCGCACTTTCCGAACCTAACAGCACCTTAACTGTAAAACTACTGTACCAATCAAAACCTGCTAGGGAACACTTTGCCCCCTAACGGTTTGCTTCGCCTCTTACGAGTTTGCTTCGTCTCTTACGAGTTTGCTTCGCTCCTCCCCCTATTTTTAAAGAAATACCCCTAATACTTTAAAAACCTCTATTACTTTAATTTCTATTACCCCTTGTAGTAATATTACCTTTTATTCTTATATGTGTCACACTTTTCTATTTACTTGTTCTACCAGCTTTTTTATTTCTTGTTATTGAAGTGGTTAATTTTTGTAACCATCTCTTTATTAGTACCTATTCAAAAAAATAAATTTTGCTTTTAAAATGAAAATAAATGAAAATAAAAGTTACTATTTGGCTGCAGCTGTGATATAATATATATGAAGGGGGAAAAGTATGTCCCTGGTTTATTTTTTTCCTTGTAGCCAGTTATTTTAGGCTTTGCCTCAAGGGTGGCTTTATTACCCTTAGTATGGAAAAACAAAAGGAGTAAGTATGATATCAGAAGCAATAAAAGCAGTTTTTGAACATAATCATGAAGTCATGTTAAAATCAAACGAAGCAGACATAAAAGAAACAGAACTACATTTTTTTAAGTGTCCCTCAGAAGATAATCCGAAATTAGTTTTAAAAGAACTGAAGAACTTATATAGCACTAGATTAGCAATGTTCAATACAAAATATGTGGTAGTTAATATCACAGAACCAGAAGAAATCAAATTGCGGGAGGGTCTGAATTACGTTGTTACTTCTACTTGTCCTGAATGTTTTGCTCACAACAGTCAACATATGATAAATTGTTCGCAATACACCGAAAAAGGTAGGTTAAGATGATAGAAAGAAATAGTGGAATTTGTTTTGATAAAAGTGGAGATTTTAGATGATTTCTTTAATGAATGTCTTAGTAGGAAGTTTATACTTAGTATTAGGGTGGATAGTTTTATCACTTATAGGCTATTTAGTTTATTTTCTTACAGGATTAGAATATTTTGCTTATCCTCTTACTTGGACGCTAATATTTATTTTTCATGCTATAAATAGAGGAAATTAGATGGATATTGATAGAAGTAAAATGGGATATATTGAAAAAGGTGCGAAGATGACCAAACCTTTAAACTGTTTTTTAATTGTAACTTATATCATAATGTTAACTCTAGTAATAATATCAAAAAGAATGTAAAGGAGGTTGATAATTATGCCAAGACACGCAACAAAAACTAGTTTCAAATCAGGTGACCAACATGTAGCTTGGATTGGAGGAACAAAAGATTATTGGCATAGAGAGGCTAGAAAATTAACAAAATGTCCAAAAGGCTTAATAGTTCATCATATAGATGGAAATTATAAAAACAATGATATAAATAATTTAAAAATCATGACTCAAAGTGAACATGTAGCTTTACATAATATCTATAGAAAAGGTCAAATTAAAAAAAATTCTAAAATTAGACAATCAATTAAACAAGTTTTATCTTTAAAAAAACAGGGACTCACCAGAAAAGAGATATCCAATTGTTTAAATGTTTCGTTTAGAACAGTGAAAAGATGTTTAAGTACTGAATGGAGGTGTCAATATGAGAATTAGAAAAAGTAATAGAGATGGAACTGGCCCAAGAGGTGGCGGAGGAAGAAAAAGTGGTGGACAACGTGGACCTTGTAAATAAAGTAAAACCAATGACTGGTGGTTAAAAATGAAGAATCCAACAAAATTTCTAGTAGGTAACAGAATAATGCTAGTGGGTAATACAGAATGTGTAGAAGTAGAAGACATACTACAGAACAAGACTTATTACATAAATTTAAAGAAATTTAAGAAACTATTAAAAACGCTAGACCAAACTTTAAACAGTAATTAAATGAAAAAAACTAATGAATATCCAAAAGGTGGCTTTTTAAACACCAAAGATAAAAATACGTTTGATTTAGCAATGAAATCAAAAAGTATAATGACAATGCTTTTAGTGGGTTATGCTTTTAATAAATATGATGAAGTAAAGCAAATATTAAAACGGTAATGAGTTAACCTCTCACTCACGTTAAACAAAAAGAATCTTGAGTATCGTACTCTTGCTTTGAATATTAAACATATATGTTGAATTCTTTTATAATTTTTCAACATATATGATGAAATAATAATTATTAACGGGCTTATAGTTTAGGGGAAAAACATCTCTTTTGCAAGGAGAAGTCCAGAGTTCGACTCTCTGTTGGTCCACCAAAAATTTTTTAACAACTTAATAAAGACTTTTTAAAACTAAAGGAAAACACGTGGGACGAAGAAGAAAATTAAATATTGATAGTGGTTCTGTTGTTAGTGACTCGGTAGAGGTAGAATTACCTGACCCGATAGTTACAGTTGACACCGTACTTCAAGAAAGAATAGAAAAATTAAGAAATACACCTCAGTACGCTAATTACACCGAAGAGCAACTTACAGAAAAGGCTCAACAGCTTATTGACCGACAAGAAGCAAAAACTACCGTTGTTAAGGTTGGAAATGTTGAAATGAACTTTACTGGGTTATTTCAAGATTTAACCGAAAAAAGACAAGCTAAAAAGTTGTTAGAGAAGTATTTAAAAGACTTTACTCCCAGAACTATATCGGAAAAAAATGATATACGTGCTTTATTATATTTAGAAATTATTCAAGTTAGATTACAAAACGTAATGAATAAAATGCAACAAGAAACAGATGGTGCTGTCCATCTAAAGACAATGAAAGCAATTCATGAAAATTTGAACGAAATAAGCACTATAAAAGAAAAAATAGGTTTACAGGGTAAAACTAAAGGTCAAACAAGTGATGCTTATAAGAACTGGGAATTGTTGAAAGAGAAAGCTAAAATTTGGAGAGAGAATAATTCAACTGAAAGAACTTTAAATTGTCCTCATTGTGGAGAAATGACACTTTTGAAGATAAGCATGGACAATTTTGACGCAACCAAACATAATTTTTTTAAAGGTAGATTTCTTTGTAATCATCATCTAATGAAAATGTATATAAAAGGTAAACTCACAAAAAAAGATTTAGCACTGGTGTACGAAACAAGTGAAGATTATATTGACTGGTTGGTTGATAAATGGTATACTAACAATACTGAATTTATTGAAATGAAAAATAAACAGGACGAAAATAAATAGATTTAGGGCGAAAAGGGAGATATCCTCTGTTGATGCTTGTTCATTAACTAGCCCACAAATATCCTAGCAAGGGGATGAGAGAATGAATTTAAAACAAAAAAACTTTGATAAAATTATAACTAAAGAATTTTTGTATAGAGAATATGTTATAAAAGAAAAAAGTCTATGTAAAATTTTAAAAGAATTAAATAAAAGTATGAAATGTAGTAATAGTGTATTAAAAACTAGATTTCAAAAGTATAATATTCCACGTAGAAAAAACAGAAGCCAAAATAATCCTAATTATAAAGATGGCAGAAGCATAAATAAAAGTTTTTGTGAATGTGGTAAAGAAAAAAGTTACAAATCCAAATATTGTATGATTTGCTCACATATAGGAAAACGAAACCCCAACTATAAACATGGCTTGACTTACGAAAAAATTTGTAAAGCTAAAGATTGTCAAAAAAAGGTAAGCTATTACAATGAATATTGTAGAGATTGTTATAAACGTTTTCATGTAGGGGAAAAATGTTATCAATGGGAAGGTGGCAAATCTTTTGAACCCTATACTATTGATTTTAGTAATAGATTAAAAGAAGCAATCAGAGATAGAGATAATAGAATTTGCCAATTATGTGGTATAAAAGAAGAAAAACTGAAAAGAAAATTAGATGTTCATCATATTGATTATGATAAGAAAAATTGTGATGAAAGTAATTTGATAAGTTTGTGCCGTTCATGTCACGGTAAAACACAAAAAAATAAAAAATATTGGACAAAACATTTCAAAAACAAAACAACAGGAGCTAAAGATGGAAAAAAAAGTACAACCTAGTCAACAGGATATCAAATCATTTGTAGCCCAAGCAAAAAAAGATAGATCACTAATTAGAGAATTATTGAAAAAAAGTAAACACAAATAAAAACAAAGAGCGAAAAGGGTAATTCCCCTGTTAGTACTACACTACTAACTAGCTCTTCAAATATCTGTGTAGAGGTGATAAAAATGAAGAGAGTAGTTATATAAAAATCAATAAAAAATAAAAAGGAATAAAATGGCAAATACTATTAAATCTCAAGTAGCAGTTGTAGATACTCAGAATGCAGTTATAATTGTTGCAGATGTAAAAATTTCAGGAATTCAGATAGTACCTTCTAATACTACCTGGAGTTGTGAAATAACTGATGGGAGTAACAATACAGTTATAAGTTTAACACAAGATAGTCCAACACCTGTTATAACTCCTAAAATGTTTTCAGGACTAAAGGCAGGAGCTTTTACAAATATTACAAAAGTTTTATTGTGGATTAACTAAAAATAAGGGGAGTGTCAAGTGAAACTCAATACTGAAGTTATAGACAGTTGGTTTTATCGAAATTTAGACACCAAGAATAGAACTATATATTTTGGCCCTTGGCAAGTTATTGAGCAGTTAGATTTAGACTTAAGTACTATTTGGGAAGTAACAGATTATTCAGCACAAAATTTAATAAAAGGTTTATATCTTTTAGAAAACCAAAGTCATGAAAACATTAATATTATATGGACTTCGCATGGTGGAGAATGGGATGCAGGAATTAGTATATATGACTTTATAAAGAATTTAAAAAGTTTTGTTACTATTACTTGTTATGGTAGAGCAAGAAGCATGGGAAGTATAATTTTACAATCCGCAGACGAAAGAGTATTAGCACCAAACTGCATGACCATGATACATTACGGAAATTCTGCTTTTGATGGACACAGTAAAAATGTAATCATAGAAGCAGGAGAAGAAGAACGAAGTAATACTACAATGGAAAACATCTATCTTGAAAAAATAAAACAAAAACATCCCAATTATACTAGAAAAAAATTACAAGAATTTATGAAATATAATAGATATCTGACACCCAAAGAAGCAATAGATTTAGGATTAGCAGATAAAATTCAAAAATAAAAAATATAATTAAGGGCGAAAGGTTTGGCCACCTGTTAGTACCTAATTACTGACTAGCCCTTTCTTATTCCTATTAGGAGGAAAAATGAAGAAAAAGAATTTACATGAAAAAAAATGGTGTAGTGTTTGTCAAAAAGAACAATGGCATTTTATAAAATCTGGTAAATGTTTTAGTTGTATACATAAAGGTTGGATACCAAGTGAAGAAACTAAACAAAACATGTCACTAGGAAAAAAAGGTCATAAAACACTAAAAAGTACTAGACAAAAAATAGGTGAAGCAAATAAAGGTAAAAAAAATGGTATGTATAAATTAGGATTGCATACTAAAGATTACAAAAATAAATGTATGGACTGTGGAAACTATACTTTAACTCCTTTAGCTAAACGTTGCAAATCTTGTTCAGAAAGATTTAATAAATTGGGAGACAAAAATCCAATGAAAGAACGTTGTGGGGCAAAACATTTTAATTGGAAAGGTGGTAGTTCTTTTGAACCCTATTCTTCTGATTTTAATGAAGCTTTAAAAGAAAAAATAAGAAATAGAGATAATAGAACCTGTCAATTATGTGGTATAAAAGAAGAAGAATTAAATAGAAAATTGGATGTACATCATATAGATTATGACAAAAAAAATTGTAATGAAGAGAATTTAATTAGTTTATGTAAAAGTTGCCACATGAAAACAAATTTCAAACGAAAATATTATAGAAAAGCTTTTGCAAAAATTAAAGAATATAAGGATTAAACATGGAATTTCAAAGATTTTCAGACGAGAGAAAGGGTAGGTTCTTTGACGAAGAATGTGAAGTCCATGAAAACAAAGGAAGAATTTATACTTCTTTTATGTGTTGTAAAGATGATGACTTAGAATTCTTATTAAATTATAAATTAGTACTAAAAAGTCTGTTATATGATGTATCAGAGGATATAAAAGAATTAATGGGAGAATAAGGTGTCTAATACATTATTACAAAGTATAACTAAGGAAGAGCTAGAATTATTTTCTACCCTATGTGATCCCATGGCTTTCGCAGAAATAATGTTCTCCGATTTTGATAACTTACAGTTATTTAATAATAAATTTGGTCATATTAGAAATGGTCAAATACCAATGTTGTCTTTTGAGTACTTGGTAGATGATAAAGACCCAAACTTAACAGAAAAAGAAAACTTTAAATTATTAGAAGGCGCTGGTACGTTACATAATTATTCAGCTAGGAAGCTGGGCAAAACATTAATTGGTTTAATATTAGACATGTATCAGTCATCTATTTTTCATGCAGGTTGGGAAACACTATATAGTTCTTATGATTATTTACATATATTAGGTGTGTTAGACAAGTTTGTTTTTGGAGCAAAGAATCACCCAATAATAAAAAGTTTTTTTAGTACAGCAATGAAAACACCAAACTACATAATTAATTTTAAAAATGGTTTTAATATTGTAGGAATAAATGCTAATGTGATGAGTCGTAATCCAGGCTGTTTTGATGATAGAGTGGAAATTTTAACAGATGAAGGTTGGAAATTTTTTAAAGACATAGAAGAGACTGAAAAAGTTTTAACTATAAATCCTGAAAATAAAGAAGCAAATTACAAACAGATTTCTAAAAAAATAGAAATATCTTATAATGGTAAAATGAAAAGGTTAAAAAATAAATACACTGATTTTTTAGTTACTCCTAATCATAATTTTTTTATTTCTTTAACAGATGGAGATAAATGGAAAAAATTATCTTTAAATGAAATTAATTATAAACAAATTTATTTTCCTACTACATTTAAATGGAAAGGCCAAAATAAAAAAAATATTAGATTATCTGGAATTGTTAATAGTAAACCTAAAGAATTAAATATAAATATGAAAGCATGGGTTAAATTTATTGCTTGGTATTTAAGTGAGGGAGCCTTAATAACTGCACCATCAGCAAAGAATCATTATAGAATAGTTTTTGGACAAAAAAATAATTGTTCAGAAATAGAAGAAGATTTTGATGAATTAGGGATACATTATAATAAAAAATTTAGAAAACACGATAGTATATGGATATATACTTTTTCCAATAAATTAATTTTTAATCATTTAATGAAATATTTTGGTAAATATAAAAATAAAAGAATAGCACCTTATATAAAAAAATTAAATTTTAAATTCTTAAATCTTTTTATTGATGCTTATTTAAAAGGTGACGGCCATATCAGAAAAAAAGTAGGAAATAGAAAATCAGATAAGTGCATATTTTCGAGTGTTAAAATATTAGCAGACGATTTACAAGAAGTTGCCTGTAAAGCAGGTTATAGAGCCAATCAAAGATATAGTGAACAAATTTGTAATGGTAAGTTATGTGGGATTTATTTTATCCATTTAGGTATTTCTAAAAATTCTGTTTTTAATAAAGATAATATTCAAGATGTTGATTACAATGGTAAAGTTTATTGTGTAGATGTTGAGCCTTGGCATTCAATTTTTGTTAGATGTAATGGTAAAATTTTAATTTCAGGAAATTCCCAATATTTCGGAAAGCATACAAAAAAATTGTGGCAGGATGAAACTAGTAAAGAGACTTTCAAAGTAAAAGAGAAAAGAATAGATGCTACTTCAGAACTAGGTTGTATAGAGCGTTTTAGCGGAATGACTGATTTCGCCATGCATTCACCAGCAGGTGATGTTTTCACCGATAGAGCTATGAGACCTTGGTTATTTAATGTCCCACAATATATTTCTCCTTTATGGGACGAAAGTGAAAGACTTAGAGCCATAGAGAAATATAACGGTGAGGCTTCCCCAGGGTACAGAATATTTGTTAAAGGTGAAGTAGTTACAGAGGGTGAAACTTTATTTGACATGGATAGAGTTGCTAAATGTGTTGATGAAGGAAAGCACATAAAAACATTTGAGGTAGGAAAAGAAGATTTTTCTTATTTTAAAACCAAAATAATAGTTGACAGACCTAAAGGTATTGATAATCTTTTTATATGTGCTGATATAGGTTTATCTGCTCCAACAGAAATTGTTATTGTAACAGAAAATAATAGAAAATATAGATATCAATATAATATTACTTTACACAATTTAACACACATACAACAAACAGAAATATTCGAATGGTTAGGGTTAGAACTAAAGGCCAATTTTATTGCTGTTGATGCTACTGATGGAAGTATAGATAAAGATGAATATGTATTGGTTAAAATAAAAGGTAATATGCAATATGTCCAAGCAAAAAAATTAGAAAAAGCATTTAAAAATAATAAAGAAATTTTAGTTCCAACATGGAATGATGGCAAATTAGAATGGAAAAAATCTGAATTTTATAAACATTTTTATGAAGGTAAAATGTTAAAGTTACAAGTAGAACCTTCTTCAGGAGAGGTAAAAGTTACCCCCAATCATTCTATGATGGTTTATACAGAGAAAGGATTGGTTCAGAAAAAAGCTGAAGATGTGGTAGAAGGAGATTGGGTTGTTTCTCCAAAAACAAAAAATAATGAACAAGAGTTTTGTTTAGATTATATAACTAAAGATATTAATCAATTTGTTAAAGGTAAGAATAAAAAAATCAAATTAGATGAAGAATTAGCCTATTTTTTAGGTTGGTGTGTTGCGGAAGGATGTAGTAAAACTACTTCTTATCAATTAACTTTAGGAGATGAATTAGAAGAAGCAGAACTTTTATTGAAATTAAGTCAAAAATTATTCAATTTAAATTCTGGATACATTCAACCTGTTGATGAAATAGGTAAAAAAATTATTATAAAAAATAGAGAATCTCAAGTTACAAAAATTAGATATACAGTTGTTTTAGGTGGAGGAAAAAATTTATTGAGATTTATTGAAAATTTAGTAGGTAAAGGTTCTCATAATAAAAAAATACCTATGGAAATTTTAAATTCTCCAACATCAGTTAAATTAGCTTTTTTAAAAGGATTGGTGGAAGGTGATGGTCACGAAAGAAATAGAAAAAGCAAAGAAACAATTGTAAAAGTGGCTAGTAGTAGATTGGTTTATGATTTAGGATTATTGTTAAAGCAATTAGGAATTTTTGTGACTTTTGGAGAGAACAATGAACAAGGATGTGTTAATTATACAGCTTCTTGGACTGATAACCAGTTGACAGGTAGATGGTTAGGCATTCCGTATGAGTTTATACCATTGAAATCAGGAAAAAATAGACCAAAGAGAAAAGTATATAATTGTTCTGATTTAAAAAAACATCGTATAAGTGATAAAAAAATAAACAAAATAAAAGACATGTTAAAACATGATTTCATGTTTAGAAAAATAAAAAAAATAACTAAGTATAAATATAAAGATTATGTTTATGATTTAATGGTGCAAGATAATAATACGTTTGTAGCTGGCAAAGGAGACATTCTAGTTCATAATACAGGTCGTGCTATAATGAGAGAATTAGAAAATAAGTTTCCAAAAGAAAACTTATGCCCAGTTAGTTTCCAAGAAAAATTAGTTGTTGATTTTGAAAAAGAAGATGACGGCAAATTAATTATGAAGAACGGAAAACCTGTTGAGAAATTAGAATACGTTTCCGAATGGTCGGTGCAACATTTTAAAACATTAATAGAATGCGAAAGAATGATTTTTCCAATAGATTATAAATTAGAAACGCAAATAAGTTCAATGAAAGCTTTAAGAACAGGTAACAGAGTTATTTACCGAACAATAGAAGGTGAAGACCATTTGTTTCAAGCTTTTCAGACATTTGCGATTGTACAATTTAAAAATGAGTTTAATATTAACAGACCTATAAATAAAAAAGCTTTTAGCAAGACGGGCTGTTAGAGGAGATAATAAATGAGAACAACTATACCAGGAGTATCACCAGGGTTACAGTGGCTAAATGCCATGATGAGTTTTTTAGATGCTCAGTCAATAACAATGCCCAGCGATTACAGAAATAAGGTTTTAGCTGTTAAAGAACTTTTACAGAATGATGAAAGTGGTTTAATAAATGCTATATTGGATTTATCTATTTCTGCAGCAACAGATGTTGATTTTTCTATAGAAACAGATAATGCCAATCTTACTGCTTTTTTAAGCAATTGGATGGATAATATAAATAGTGAGCTAAGAGGTAGAATTCCAACAGGTCTTGAACCATTAGCCAAAGAGTATTACAGAGAAAGATGGAAAGGTTCTTCTTTCTTAGTTTTAAGAACTTTTTGGGAAAAAGTTGATGGATATAATATGCCTACCAAATTATATTTTGTTGATGGGGAAGACATTGTAGTTAAATACAATAAAGACACAGTTCGTTTAGGTGATGAAACTTATCACCTAAGAGTTAGCCCAAAGAAAACAATTCCCATAGGAACAAAAGATAATGAAATTTTATTTGTACAAAAACCATACGAATCTTGGGGGTCAGTAGAAACAACACCTTATTTAATGCAAAGAGGTATTTATAAAAACGCTAAAATTTTAAGTTTGATAATAGACAAAGGTGCTAATGTTGTAGCCAAAGCTTTAGAATATATGATGATAGTTAAAAAAGGTACTGAATCTTTAGCTAAAGAAGGTCGTTCAGAATTTATTTATGATGATAAAGATTTATTAAACGTTAAGAAAAAACTTGGAGTTTTGTTTGAAGAGAGTCGGTCAAACGGTGGAACTCCAGCACATGTAACTAATTTCGATACTGATATCACACATTTAATTCCAGAATACGAAAATATTTTAAAAGCTACATTAACTGCTCCTGCAGAAAAAAGAATATTAGCTGGATTAGGAATGGTTGATATTGTAGATTCTGCTGGTGGTAGTTCACGAAGAGAATCAACTCTAAATCCAAAACCTCTTATGGAAGAAACAAATTCTGGAGTTTTTGATTTTAGTTTATTAATGAAAGATGTTCTAGTTACTATAGCAGAGAAAAATAAAAACTCACACAGAAAACAATTTTCAAATTCAAAAGTATTAAGATTAAGAACAACACCAGTAAGCATATTTAAAACAAAAGATGAAAATGAATTGTTTAGAGGTCTTTATGATAGAGGTTTAATTTCTAAAGAAAGTATGGTAGAAATTATTGGTGATTTAGATTACTTCGTTGAAAAAACTAGACGAAAAGAGGAAACAAAAAATAATGATGATGAAACAATGTTTTGTCCTATTATTCAGAATAACGGTGATAACTCAGAAGATGAAGGTAACCCTAGTTTAGAGAAAATAGAAAAAACTGATGATGATAAAAAAGGCCCAGAAAAAACAAAATATAAAAGTGCTAATAAAGATGTTGTGCCTTATGAAGGCATTAAAGATTTACCTGAAACAGTAAAAAACACGTTACCTAAAAAAGCTCAAGAGATATATTTTGAAGTTTTTAATCAGGTCTTAGAAGAATCTGGCGAGAAAGATATTGCTATAGAGAAAGCTTGGAGCATTGTTAAAACACAATATAAAAAAGATAAGCCAGCCGATAAGTGGAAAAAGATTAAAAAAGCAGACCTAGAGGGTGTCTTAGAAAAAGCTTCTGTTGATGACTTAGAAAGAATACAGAAATTAGCTCTTCTAGGAAAACAGCACAAGTTAATTGATAAGTTTCTTGCAGAAAATTCAGAAGAGGGAGATAAATAATGCAACTCTTAGATAAAGACGGAAAGCCAGTAGAAAAAATTTTATTTGATATAGTAGACGTTGGAACTTCTAAAACTTTGCAATTTACTCTGCATAATAATGAAGGAACTTATGTTGATCAAATATTAGTTAATATAGAAGACAAAGAAGAAAAAGCAGAAATAGACGTAACAGAATATCAAACATTTTTAAGTGACAAGGGAAAAACAACTTTCAATGTTACATGGACACCAACACTTAAAGTCAAAAGAAAATTAGAGTTAAATTTTTCAGTCAAGTATAGAAATATTTGGGGACAACAGTAAGGGGAATTAATGCTTTCAATAATTATACCAAGTAGGAATGAACAATTTTTGCAACCAACAATTATAGACCTTTTAGAAAAAGCTGAAGGCGAAATTGAAGTCATAATTTCACTTGACGGATATTGGCCTGACCCCTGTTTAAAAGGTGATGATAGGCTAAAACTGATACATTTAGGTAAATCTAAAGGAATGCGTAACGCTATTAATTGTGGAGTTGCTATTGCTAGGGGAAAATATATAATGAAAATAGACGGTCATTGTTTATTAGATAAAGGTTATGATGTTAAATTAATTAAAGAAAGTAAACCTAATTTAGTTCAAGTACCTAGAAGAAAAAGACTAGACGCTGAAAATTGGTGTGAACATAATGTTGGTAAACCAGATATAGATTACATGTATTTATCCTATCCTGATGACCCAAATGATAGAGGAGGAACTGGATTTCACGGTAGAATGTGGAATAACAAAAATAAAGATAAAAGTTTAGAGAAGGATAAAATAGTAGATTGTATTTCGGCTCAGGGTAGTTGTTATTTCCTAGAAAAAAAATATTATGAAGAACTTGAATTATTAGATGAGATTAATTACGGCCCCTTCGGTAGTGAATTTCAAGAAGTAGGCTTTAAGTGTTGGTTATCGGGCGGAAGAGTGGTTAGAAACAAAAATACTTTTTATTGTCATTTACATAAAGGTAAAAAATATGGAAGAGGATATTTTTTAAGTAAAACTTCAATGAATCAAGCTACAGCCTTTACTAATAAATGGGTTAATTTTCAAGAAGCTTGGAGTAAACAAACAAAACCTTTGAATTGGTTAATAAAACATTTTTGGCCTATGCCAGGATGGACAGAAGAAAAATATGAAGCTTTGTTTGGAGAAAAATATGACCAGTAGGATAGACTTAGCGGAATATTTTAATACATTGGGGTACAAGGTAGGGGCAGAAATAGGAGTGGCAGATGGTAGATATTCTGAAATTTTATGTCTAAGAATACCAGGCTTAAAATTATATTGTATTGATTTATGGACTCCTTATGAAGATTGTTGGAGAATACAGAATTATCAAAATAAAGCTTATAACCAAGCTAAAGAAAAATTAAAAAACTATAACACCGAATTGATTATAGAATCAAGCTTAACTGCCTCTTTAGATATACCTGATAATTCTTTAGATTTTGTCTTTATAGATGGTAGCCACACATTTGACCATGTTATGACAGATATTATAGTTTGGAGTAGAAAAGTGAGAAAAGGCGGAATAGTTGCTGGACATGACTATTGTAATTTTACTGATTCAGGAGTTATAGAAGCAGTTAATAAATATTGTGAAATACATAGAATAGAATTAAACTTAATTGGAAGAAACCAAAAAAACTTTAAAGATGATAGACAACCATGTTGGTGGTGGAAGAAATGAAAAAAATCAAATTAACAAAAGGAAAATATGCTGTAGTAGACAACGAGGATTTTGAATATTTAAATAAATGGAGATGGAAATTTCATAAAGGTAATTATGCTGTTAGGAATAGTTATGGTGGAAAACCGATTTATATGCATAGAATTGTAAATAATACAAAAGAAGGGTTACTTACAGATCATATTAATAGAAACGGTTTGGATAATAGAAAAGAAAATTTAAGAACTGTAAATCATAGTCAGAATGCACTTAATACTGGTATGTGGAAACACAATACATCTGGTGTTAAAGGTGTTTTTTGGGACAACCAAAAGAATAAATGGCACGCCAATATTATGATTAATAAAAAAGTTAAACATATAGGTTTTTATGATAATATAAATGATGCTGAAAAAGCTAGAATAAATTTTGAAAAGACAAATTATGCAATATAAACTTTCAATTTGTATACCAGCCAGGAATGAAAAATGGCTCAATCGTACAATAGAAGATATTTTAAAAAACAGTGAAGCTGAAACAGAAATTATTGTAGGGTTAGATGGAGTGTGGGGGACAGAAGCCATACCTCAACATCCTAAAGTTACTGTTATATATTTTCCACAAAGCATTGGCCAAAGAAGCATAACAAATAGATGTGTTAGCCTTTCTAAAAGCAAATATGTTATGAAAGTAGATGCTCATTGTTCTTTTGACAAAGGCTTTGATAGAAAACTTATTGAGGATATGGATGACAACTGGACAGTAGTTCCAGCAATGAAAAATTTACATGTTTTTGACTGGGTTTGTGAGTGTGGGCATAGACGTTATCAAGGACCAACTAAACCTTGTGAAAAATGTGGTAAAGACATGACCATGGATATTAAATGGTTTCCTAAACCTAGTCCTTTCAGTACTTCTTATAGATTTAATGACCAACTTGAATTTAAATATTGGGGAGAATATAAAAATAAACAAAAAGGGGATATTGTAGATACTTTAAGTTTACAAGGTTCTTGTTTTATGTGTACTAGAGAAAAATATTTAGAACTTAATTTATGTGATGAGAGTTGGGGTTCTTGGGGTGGACAAGGTGCGGAAATTTCACTGAAGACATGGTTATCTGGTGGAGAAGTAAAAGTAAATAAAAATACATGGTATGCACACCTTTTCAGGACACAAGGTGGAGATTTTGGATTTCCTTATTCTAATCCAGGCAACGAACAAAAGAAAGCAAAGAACACTTTAAGAGATACTTTTTTAAATGATAAATGGCCTTTAGCAAAACATAAACTGCAATGGCTATTAGACAAGTTTGCTCCAGTTCCTGATTGGGAAACAAAAGAAAAAGGAATTGTATACTACACAGACAACAATTTAAAATGGAGTATAGCAAAAGCTTGTAGAAAAAGAATTAAAGCATCGGGTTTACCAATAGTTTCAGTGTCAAGAAAGAAAACAAATTTAGGAACAAATATAGTTTTAGAGGGTGAGTGTGGAACCTTAAAAATGTATAAACAAATTTTAACAGGATTAAAAGCACTTAATACTAAATATGCCTTTTTAACAGAGCATGACGTTCTGTATCATCCTTCTCATTTTAATTTTACACCCTTAACAGAGGATAAATTTTATTTTAATGAAAATGTATGGCATTTAAATTATGAAACAGGAAAAGCAGTTCATTATGATTGTAAACAAACTTCAGGTCTATGTGCTAATAGAGAATTATTAATTAAGTGGGCCGAGGAAAAAGTTAAACAGTGTGAGGAAAATAAATTTGATAGACATTATGAACCTCAAAAAAATAGAGAAGGTTGGAAATCAGAAGTTTCTAATATTGATATCAGACATAAATCTAATTTAACAAAAAGCAAATGGTCTTTAGAAGATTTTAGAAACAAACCTAATTTCTTTGAAGAAGCCCAAGAAATTCCTGATTGGGGAACAACAGATATTATTTTAAAATCTCTATGAAAATGAGGTGCACTATTAATAAATGCCAGATACTTTTAAATACCATGCTAATTTAACTCAAGCAGATGGATTACATGAACCCAAACTACACGCAGCCCGTCATTATTCTGGTGCAGTAGATGAATTAAATGTTGCATACTTATCATTTAGTTCTCTTGTCTCCTCCGATATAAAAACATACATAGATTCTCAAATAGCTGGAGAAAATCATTGGGATTCATCTTCAGGAAATACTTTAGTTCCTTATGTAGCAAATGCAAGTATAGATTTAGGTAGTGGAAATTTTACTACTACTGGTTCTTTGACAGCAGGAACGATAGCAGAAATAATAAATAGTAATTTAGTTGATAAATCAGCAAGTGAGTTTATTTCAGGTGAATGGACTTTTAGTATTTTTCCAATAACAGCAAGTGTTGCCCCAGATGCAGACTACGAAGTGGCTAATAAAAAGTATGTAGATGATGAAGATGCTGCAGCAGATGCTCACATAACAGCAGATGGTTCAAGTCATGGATTTATAGACCAAAATGTAACTACTATTGGTACGCCTACTTTTGGAATAACAACTTTAGGAGATGGTTCTCTTCTCACCACTAGTGCAGCCCCTACAGTTGATGCTCAGATAGCTAATAAAAAATACGTTGACGATAATTCTGCTTTATTAGACGATGGCACAGCCACAGGGCAGATGTCTTGGTGGAATGGTACTACTTGGACTTATACAGAAACTTCTGAATTGTTTTGGGATGATACTAATAAGCGAATAAAACTTCCTAATATCCTAATAACTGAAACTTTTCAGAATTACAATCCTGACCTTACTGATATTGGTGTCGAACAGATAAATGATATTCGTGGTTATGGTGTTGATTATATTTCTAAAAAACTATTATCTAGAGTTCAAGTAGGAACAGTTGCAGATGAAGTTGAAGGAGCTATCAGAAACAATGCTGGTACATTTCAGATTTACTTAAATGGAATATGGAATGACATAGTTATTAATTTTAGATTTAGAGAAGATGATAGCGGAGCTTATGAATTAGAACACAAGCCTGTTGGTTTTGATTCTTGGATAGAAGTTAATTCAGGAAATAGTAATGTTTTAGATTTAAACGGCT